GGATTTAAGAAAAAGGATAAAGAAAACCAAGAAAACCAAGAAGAGTGATCAAAAAATAATTACTGAAATATATTAAAATGGCAAAAGTATTAAGTATTGACCTTGATTATATCATGGGCCCTACCATTGAAACATATCAGCATGAAGTAGATGGTCCAAATGCCTCTGATGCTTGGCATAATTTTTATGATCATTCTGATTTTAAAGAAAATCAATTCTTTATTGATCAAGGAAATTTAATTTACTCTTATAATTCTTTTTTAAGGGCATTAAAATCTAAAAATTCTCCAAAAGTTCTCTTTGGATATGATCATGATTCAATTTTATATTTAATTGGCAATGAAACTGACATAGATCTTATCAACATTGATCATCATGATGATGTTCTTCATGGAGAGCATCTTAGAGAGGGTCCAGATTCTGAACCAGAAGATTCAGATGACCATTTGTTATACAAAGAACTTGATGAAATACAAAAACATCATAAAGTTAATGAGGGAAACTGGGGTGCCTGGTTAGAACTTTCTGGAAGATTAAATTCTTTTACTTGGATACACAGTGAACATAGTGGGAATGTAGATAGAAATCCTTTCTCTAGAAAATTCCTTGGTGATAAGTTTAAAAATTTTGTGAGACAAAAATACGATTTTGAAGATTACGACTTTGATTATATCTTTGTTTGTTTGTCTCCTTGCTATGTTCCAAAAACTCATTGGCATTACTTTACAATGTTTGTCATAGCCTATGAGCAGTTTACTGGGATGAAAGCAACAATAGTTCATGATAGAAAGTTTCAATATGAATTCAATCATATGAACACACATGAAACAATCATTAAACAGTCAGAAATATTGTAATATGTAAATAAATTTTAAAGAAATTATTAAATTTATAGATAATGTGTTGCATCTATGTTAGGATGTCAATACATTTAAGGAGATTGCTTCATGTCACTGCCCAAACAACAAAAAATTGAAGAGAATGTAATTGATTCAATGAAAATTGCTGTTGAAGATGCAGGAATTAGAGCAATTCATCCTGATAAAATGGAACAGTTTGCAGAGTATCTTGTTCAGAAGGTGAGACAGTCTGAGTAGTGTCACAGACATGCTTGACTTACACCTTTTTTTCATATAAATTGGCCACATACAGAAAATAATCATGAAACTTTCGGCAGTTTTACTCTCAGCACTGTTTGTTGCTGCTCCCTCTTCTGCCCTTGCTGGTGGTCCTCGTTTTCATGGTCATCGCCAAACGCATTATGAAGAGTATTGTTATAAGAATGTAGAAAAATATATTCCGGGATATTATAACGAATTTGGACAATATGTTGGCGGATATGTAAAAAACAAACGTAAGAGGATTCGTTGTGGAAGAAATTACATGCCTCAAACTTCCCCTAATAAGTTCCCTAGGTACGAAGAGGAGTATCCCAACACAGGTAATGCGGATGATAATTCCTGTATAGAAGGTTCTATTCTTGGTGGTATTCTTGGAGGTGGAGCTGGTGCAGCTGCATCCCGTGGTAATGGAAGATTGTGGGCGATTCCTTTAGGTATTGTTGGAGGTGCCATGGTCGGATGTCAAGTGGATGGAGGTTGAAGGCCGGCCTTCTAAAGCGTCCTAATAGTGTGAGGGGAACAGGACACCCATTCATCGCTCCTAAGTGAGTCAGTTGGCAACTCTACTGCTGATGATAAACTCACACCAATCTTTTCTAAAACTCTCAAATCATGGGCACTCGTTCACGCATTGGTATTCAACTTTCAGATGATTCTATTTTGTCTGCTTATCATCATTGGGACGGTTATCCTGAGTGGTTGGGTCGCATTCTAACCACACATTATAATTCTCGTGAACAAGCAGCAGAATTGATCGATGGTGGTGATATGTCTTGTGCATGGACAAATGAACGTTGGGATGCAAACCCCAATAAATTTGGTGGTCATGAGAGTAACAAAGAGGGTACTGAATATGGTCCTCAGCATTACTCTCAACGTGGTGAAAGTTGCCCTCCTCGTCTTGATGATAATGTAGTAGAGTTCCTGTCTAATGGTGAAGAGTATTCATATATCTTTCGTAATTGTGGGTGGGTGTGCTATAATATGAATGAGTTCAATGATAAACTTCCTGAACTTACTGAGATTCCTACAGGAGCACTTGCAGTATGATTAGTTACGAAGATTCAAAAGAAATTTTTGGTTTGGATGAAAATTGTAAAGTTGACGATATGATTGATGATTTCATTGCTGAGTGTGAAATTGAAGCATCAAAGTTAGAAGTCACTGTTGACTATTACATTGCGGAGTTTATCTAAATGGCACCTGACGTAGTTGTTAGTTGGCAACAACATCTCAGAAAAGGTAATGTGTGGAAAGTAAGTGTTGAACTTTCCATGCAAGATGGTCAAAATAAACACACATATTACGTTGATGTTTATGTAACTTCACCTACACAAGCACTTGCACAGTATATTGTTTCTACAATGTATCCAGATTATGAAGGAATCTTTGTTAATGATGAACCAGTTAGAACTACCCCCTGATTTCTTTCATGAAGCTCCAAAAGGTTTCTCATATGAAGTTACAGAGCATAAAAAAAATCTTCTTGCTATTTGGATTCTCAACCATGGTATGTTCTCTTATACTAAAAAAACTCCCCGATCAATCTGGGGATTCTACAATCACAAGAAACGCCAGTATCATGCACCTATTAACTCAATCAAGCACGGATCTACAGTAGATATAGATAAGACAAGCAGTTATACTGCAATGCAACTCAATCTCAACCCTCTTGAATATGCACTATACTCCAAAAGTTGATGACTATGTTATTTGGAATAAAAATGGTATAGATCACAAGGGTTGGGTATATTTTGTGGATGATGTTTATATTACTATTGAGACTGGTGTCAAACCAAAACCAAACTGTGAATATACAAAGATACAGAGGCACAAATATATTCATACACTATTAGTTTGTTATCCACAGTATTGGAAGGAATTAGAATATGTTCATACAAGAAAAAATAAATATGGTAAAACTTTAGAAGAGATGGATATATTTGATCGAATGTCTGAAATAGATAAAGAAACAGAGGCCTCGTCATGAAACAAATTAAAGCATTCGCAGTTACTTATTACAAAGGAAATGTCAGAGATAATGAAAAATTAAAAGAATTGGTTATACCATTAGTTGATGAGACTAAAAATGATTGTCAAGTTCCGGAAGGATGGTTGACAACTAAAATAAAAACTTCATTTGAAAATGACAAAATTTCAAATTCACTTTCAAATATGGTTGAACTAAAATCCCAATACTTTGAAGTCATTAAAGATTTTTTTGATGATAAGTTTCAAATTGAAGTTGATGACATATGGTACAATAGTTACACAGATGGTGAGTATCAAGAAGCACATAATCATCTTGGAGATGCATTAGCTCCTTCACATTTTGCATGTGTTCACTTTTTGTCTTTTGATCCTTTAATTCATTCACCTTTAACTTTTACTGATCCAATGGCGAATCTTAGACATTTGTCAATAAATATGAATTCGGAAAATTATGAGCAAAAACATTATCCTAATGTCAGAGAGGGAGATCTTATTATGTTTCCTGCATATTTGGATCATGAGGTAAAATCTTTTCCGCCAACACCAGACAGTCCAAGAATTACAATTTCCTTTAATGTTACAGTCACTCGATATGATGGATTAGACGATGATGATTAAAGTTTATGATGATTTTCTTTCACCAGAAGAACAACAAGATGTTATTGATTATTGCGAGTGTGCATCATACAATTATGGTGAATCTGATGACGGAGACACTCCTCCTACAGGGGTAACTCATAACATTCCAAAAAATGATAGTATATATCAGTTATTTGAGGATAAGTTAAAACCAGTAGCTCCTGAAGGTACTGATTTATACAGAATGTATATCAATTGCTTTGCTCCAAGTGAAGTTCCATATTTTCATACTGACGGTGATGATGGAGTAACATTTTTATACTATCCACAAGAAGATTGGGAACCTAATGATGGTGGAGAAACTCAATTATATGTTCGTGGTAACATTCAAGGTATTGTACCAATTCCAAATAGATTAGTAGCATTTGATGCTGATATTCTTCACAGAGCAACAACTTTTAGGGACAGATATAGATTTACTGTTGCTATAAAATATGAATAAATTTTGGCAGATATGGAAGTATTCACTCGGATCCTTCAGTGATGATAAAACAAAACCTTATGATAATTATGTTGCTATCATTCGCAGTATCATATTTGTCAGTCTGCTCACTACTAATATGGTTATTGTTTCTGGAGTCATAAGACACTGGAACAATACTGGCACAAATGTATATGTTTGTGCCGATAAACCTAATGGTGGTTATTGGTGTACTAAACGTAATTAAAATGTATAAAGTGGACTATCTCAAACCAAAGAAGAAAGGTTATGCAAAGCATTCTGCAAGTTTTATGAAAATTGAAGATGCTATTTTCTGGGAAACTGTAAAAAAACAAGAGGGGTGTAAAGATTTCCGCATCTTAGTTAAGTAAGCCGGCCTTCTAAAGTGTTTCACTAATGTAACTACAAATCACATGGATCATTATCTCACTGAACAACAAGTTGAAGAACTTGCATGTTTCGATCGTGTTTATGAAGATCTTGAAGATCTTATTAAAGACGAAAAAAAATTTGACATTCAAGAATACCTAAACTCTAACATTGATTACTGAAATGAAATCAGCTGAAATCCTGTATCAACTTCAAGAACTGCGTCAAACTTGGCGTAAACAATCATTTGTATTCTCTGTGGAACAGCAGAAAACTTATGAAAGACTTTCTCAATTGAGGAAAGATCGTGTAAAAGAGATGTATGATAACAATATGGTCTATAAAACTGGAGCATCTAAATAAAAAGAGGTAAGTTCTTTAACCAATGAAAACTTTTCAGGAGTTTATTACTGAAGTATACGATAAAGAAGTCCAAGGACGTTCTCAAATTAGGAGAACTGGTGAGGGTGGAAGAATCGGTGCTGAACGTAAGAAAACAGAACCTGAAAAGCGCAGGATGAAGGCAGTTGGTGGGGGCAAAATGGTCCCCGCTAAGGATTATAAACCAAGAAAAGATATTGGTACTCAAAGACAAGCATCTACAAGAGTTCAGCAACCTGAACAAGATAGAGGTTCTGCAAGAGAGAAACAATTAGCAGCAGCAAAAGCTGAAAGAAAGAAAGCAGCGCAGGCAAGAGCAGCAGCAAAAAAAGGTGGAGCAGCTGCACCCGAAAAGAAAAAAACTCCTACTGCATCTGAACTTCTTAGTAAGAAGAAAGCAAAGAAAGTAAGTCCAGAGTATAAACCACAAGCAGCATCAGGTAAAAGTAGAGAAGAGAGAAGGCAAATTCGTAGACAAGGTGAAAAGCTACGTCGCCACTTAGTGAAAGGAATTAACAAACCTGCAAAGGAATATGAACCAAGATAGGTTGGAGGCCGGCCCTCTAAACTGTCTGAGTAGTGTCTACAAGCGTCCACAATGCCCTTGACTTAGGTTGGGGGTGGTGGTATAGTAGTTTTATTAATTTCCCCCTTTGATGACTCTGACTCTTCGTCCACACCAGCAACGCATTCTTGATCGTATGTTGGTATACGAGAAAGGTCAAATCATTGTTCCTACAGGTGGTGGAAAAACTATCTGTATGATTCAGGATGTTGCTGAGAATTGTAAGCATATTGATAACGGAATGACGACTGTTGTTGTTGCTCCACGTATTCTGTTGGCAGAACAACTGTGCTCTGAATTCCTTGAGTTGATTGATACAACTCACACACATGTGATGCACGTTCATAGTGGTGAAACAGATCACTATTCTACAACTAATGCAGATAACATTCATGTATTCACTAACACTGCTCGCGCAGAAGGTGAGAATGTTATTATCTTTACATCGTATCATTCTCTGCATCGTATTGTTGAGGCAGATATTGAGGTAAATACGATATACTTTGATGAGGCACACAATAGCGTTCAACGTAACTTCTTCCCTGCTACAGAGCATCTGAGTGATGTCTCAGACCGTGCATATTTCTTTACTGCAACTCCTAAACATTCCTTAGCTATTGATAAACCAGGGATGAATTGGGGCAGTGTTTATGGTCAGGTTCTGTGCAATGTTCCTGCTCCTGAGTTGGTTAAGCAGGGTTATATTCTACCTCCTAAAGTTGTTGTAAAGCAACTAGAAATTATTAAGAACAGGAAGGTCATGTATGCTGAAGATGGTGACAATCTGATAGAGACTATCGATGAAAATGATATTGACAAGACTTTGATCTGTGCTCGTTCTACGAAGCAAATCATGGGTCTTATAACACAATCTGATTTTGTGTCACAACTTAATGATCGTGGATATTCTTGGATGACAATCACATCTAAGACAGGTGCAATCATCGACGGCAAGAAAGTCAATCGTGACGTATTCTTTGACACTCTGAACACTTGGGGCAAGGACAAGACAAAGAAGTTTGTTGTTCTTCATCACTCTATTCTATCTGAGGGTATCAACGTAAGTGGTCTTGAGGCTGTTATCTTCATGCGTAACATGGATTACATTGGTATCAGTCAGTCGATTGGTCGTGTGATTCGTTTGGGGGGCAAGTCTAAGACATTCGGATTAGTTTGCATCCCAACTTATGATAAAGTGGGTATCAGCACTGCTAAGAAAGTTCAGGCAGTTGTTGATGTAGTATTCAATCAAGGTCAACCCGCTATCAGTGAGATTCGCAAATGACTGACATCAGACAACGAAAACTTGAAATCTATTGTAAGGCAACATTCAATGCTCTTAAATCTAATCTTGAGCTTTGGGATCCGAATGATCCTGATGTGGTGAGGATTATCACTCGTCAATATTATGAGGGTGTGTTTAGTTGTCAATATGGTGACACAGGATTGATCAGTGAAAATGCAATGAATAGTCCATCAGAAAGGACAGATGATCATTGCTTTTCTCCTCAATTCGTTGGAAGGTTTGTGATGGATAATGCAGAGGTCTATCTTATGGATTATGATAAATTCAGAGAGGTTTTTATATCATCTTGCACAAAAATTAAAGTTACCAAATCAGAGAATAGAAGATTACAGCAACTTACTGAGAATAAGAGAGGTGAGATGTATAAAGTCTTTGTTCCAACAGATAAGAAATATGAACATCTTGGGATCAAATTGTATAAGCGTCCCGAGAATAAGGTAAGATGGACTGATGCACAACCAACAGATGAGAACGTAACTTTTCTCCCACAACTTCTGGACTATGAAAAACAGTTTATCGTATGAAACAACCACCAAATCCTTACATTTTAGATTCCAAGCTTAAAGAGACTGGTTTCTTAGTTGGAAAAGATTGGGAAGATCCCAATTTATATGCTGCTGTACCTTTGGGAGGTAGCACTACACAACTCGTGATTATTCACAAGGGAAAGCAACTCAAAACCTGTCGCAATCGTAAATCAGCAATTAACTTTATCACCAAACATAGTAAAGGAAAGTCACTAGCAAAACTCCCTATCTAAAGCCGGCCCTCTAAACTGTTTCAATAGTATGAAGAACACGCATCTAGAACACCCCGAAGATTCTATTCTGACTGGTGATCTTTCTGTCCTTGATTGGTTTCTAACTAATGGTGAAGTATCTACGAAGATCGATGGCGCTCCCGCGATTGTATGGGGCAAAAATCCGGCGACGGGCAAATTCTTTGTTGGTACAAAATCGGTCTTTAACAAGAAACTTATCAAGATTAACGAAACACATTCTGACATTGATGTTAATCATGTTGGCAATGTTGCTGATATATTACACCATTGCCTTGATCACCTTCCTGATTTCGACGGGATTATTCAAGGTGATTTTATTGGGTTTGGTGGTGATGATATTTTTTGCCCCAATACGATTACTTACGTCTTTGATGAAATAATCGATCAGGACATTATCATTGCACCACACACAGTTTATACAGCTGAACATGATCTTCGTGATGCTGTTGCTTCTCCATTAACTTTCTGTCCTAAGAGCACTGATCGTTGCTTATTTGTCAAACCTAAAACTTGGTCAATTGATGAAGATTTTGATACCATTGTTGCATTTACACGTCAAATGTCGTCTATGTGTGAGTTCATGACTTCAAAGCAATCTGAAAGAGTTCAGAGACAACTTAATGCCTGCATTCGTCAGGGGTTTCCTATCGATGACATCACTCAAGAAGCAATTGCTAATGATAATGACATTGATGTGAATGTGTTGCGTCTGTGGTCTCTCGTCAAGTCAATCAAAGATGACATGTTATTCTTGATGCGTAACAATGGACCTAAAGCATACATTGATAATGAGCAATGTGGTGGTGAGGGTTATGTCAAGACCAACAAGTTTGGTATGTTCAAACTTGTAAACCGGGAGCAATTCTCACACGCAAATTTTAACAACAGGAGATTCGCAAATGTCTGAATATGATTTAACAGAACAATCTGACATCGATATGTTAGATGAGGTTGATGGAGAGTATTACAATTGGGATCAGAATCACACTGGTTACTTATGGCTAACTGATGAATGTGTGGATAAGTATGGGTTAGAGAGAGGTGTGGATGTTGAACCTATTGACTGGGAGAATTCTTATAAAGATGATGATTACTATGATGAATATAAAGAGAGAGGATTGAAGTGGGATCTTTACATTCAACAATATGCCTCAGTGCATGATAAGGATGGAAAGTATCTCCGTGATTGTACATATGATGATTGGGAAGTATGTAAGGCAAATGGTATCAAAGAAGAAATGCTAACTGATGAAGGTTGTGAAGTCATGGGATGGTGTGACGGATAATAAAGTTGCATAGTTAATCAAAGCCGGCCTTGTAAAGTGTCCTTATAGTATGAGCAACACCAAAACGATGACTAAGGCAACTGCAAAACGCATCTTCCTTGAAACTGCTGTAACTAACACGGTCAGAACTGATAAAGATTCCATGCGATTCTCTTGGGGTGTGTTTACCGATCTTCTTCAGCGTGATGGATATATCACTATGAAGCAATATGAAACATGGTGTTGCCCCTTCTGATTAATCTTATCTCTTTTTTATCATCATGACAACCACTTTACTAAACAAAGAATTTTCTGACTATTGCAATCAGCAAGATGCACAAAATTCCATTCAACTGAGTGTCACTAAGTATTCTCTGATGCTGTGTGATGCACTGCAACAGTCTCATCAACGTCAGTATCCAAATAGTGGTCGTAACTATTCTTATGCACTGATCTCCGGTCGTAAGTATCACAAAGTGATGCAATGTATCAATGGCAAGACTGAATCAGTCCATGCCTTCATTGATAGGAAGACTGGTGAAGTATACAAACCAGCATCAGTTAAAGCTCCTGCCAAAGGTGTACGTTTCAATCTGTTAATCATCAAAGAACGTGAATTTGTGCTAGAGAACTGTGATTGGGCAGGTGGTTATCTTTACCGCAATGCCTATTATACAGGTTAATCTAAATTTTTCTTTTTAAATCAAACAAGGTATCACTATGAAATGGGAAGTCAAACTTTACATTGCAGGTCAAGTTTTTGTGGAGGAAGTAATTGCAAGAGATCCAAATGATGCGAAAAAAACAGCACTTGCACGAAATCCTACTGCAAATGTTGTTGGAGTCAATGCCAAGTTTGACTAAGCCGGCCCTGTAAAGTGTCTCTCTAGTATAACCACCACTCAAACCTCTCAAATGCAACTCACAGCACAACACGGAAACATGATCGTTGACTTCTATCCCGTCAAGTATGCTGATGGAAGTATCAGTGAGCGTCTGATGTATAAAACTGTAACATTCATGAATTCACCACAATCTAAGTCATATATCAACAAAGAATCATATGAGAAAGAGGTTGATTCTCGTGTTGAGGGTTACAACTATGAAGTGACTGATATGCACACAGAACCACAACTTTTCAACTCTGCATTGATTCAAACTCGTTGGTGATGCAGTCTGCAAAAACTTCCCCACTAACTAACATCATGCCAACTGATTTCCCAATCTACAAAAAACAACTCCCACAAGTATGGTTGGAAGATGATAAGTTTGTGATTGAATCATCATCGTTTCGATAT